TTGATAATAACCGTCCCTTGAGTAAGAGGCCCACCACTATCGGCTGTGATATAAACTCTAGCACCCTGAATAACTGTCTGAGTATTTACATCCTTTACAGTAATGGTGGTGGTAACTTGTCCTGCAACAACGCTGACAGTCCCAGAACCATCATTCTTAATAGTTGGCGTAGACTTACCCGAACCTACGTTAATGGTTAGCGTTTGTCCTGATGCTACGTTTACCAAGATTGTCTCGTTGCCTGTACTACCATCCGTCCCAGCATAGCCTGAGTCGTTGTTATTGTAATTCATGGTAGTTGATGCTGAGATCGTGCCTAAGTCTATAGCATGTCCAGTCCCGCTAGACGTAAACGTACAATCAGTAATATTGTCTAAGTCGTTAGTAGAGACAGCAGAAGTCGCAGTGCTGTTGGTGATAACGCAATCGTTTAGTGCTGCGTTACCATTTAGCACAATCTGACCACTAGCTACGAAGGAACACTCAAACGCTGTCGATCCTGTGACAAACGAAAAAGAGCCGCAACCTGAGATTGAGTTACCTTTGAAGTTATGACTTGCTGCATCAAAGCTCAGAGTACCGTTTAGGTTTTCAAACGAACACCCTAAAAAGTTACCTGTATTAACGTTGCCGTCCGAAAAGTCAAAGCCTACGTTATACGTATCGTTGCCTACTAAAGATATCCCGTTTCGGCCACCAGTAGAACCTACTGCTTTACCTAGTGAAACTTCATTAGCACTAGCGCCACCAACTATCTCAATCCCAAACGAAGTTAATGGGACAGATGTAGTCTCTGCCGTGTCATAATACTTTGGATTGCCTGCGAAGATCTTAGAATCTACATCAGTCAGCGTAGAGGCTGCGGTTGTATCTCCTAATACTAGCTTCCCTAGAAGCTCTATAGCTGTTCCGTCATCGTTCAGCGATCGGACAATACCATACCTATTAGTTGCTTCGTCAGTAAGGATCTCAGAAAACAGAGTATCTCCTGTAGTAGTTCCTGTTACCGTGATCCCAGTCCCTACATCGCAAGCATCAAGAATTAAATTGTCAAAACGTGCAGTAGTTCCACCTACGTCCGCAAACACTCCAATGTGAGTAATGTTTGAAAGACTTAACGTACCCGCTCCACCTGATCTCGTTTCGTTAGGATCTAACACCATGCGAACCCAGCCGCCAGAATAGTTATCTGAGCCGTAGAACGAATAAAGAGAATAATTAGACGCTGTAGGTGTGCCAGAGCTTAAACAAATCCCAAAACCATTAGCAGCTTGCGTATTCAGTAGCGATGCGGCTAGAAAGTTACCCCAGACATAAATCAACTGCCCTGATTCTGTCGAAGTAAAATCTAAAGCAGAAGGCAAGGTAACAAACAGAGCAATGCCCTGCTTACTTACCTGTACTGTGATAGCTGTAGAGCCTTCAATAGAACCGTCAGCAGCGACGGCGGATGGCGAGCCACCAGCACCGTTGTATTTTACGACGGTGACAGTATCCGTTGCGTTATTCGCCGAATACTGCCGACCATTGCCGTTGAACGCTACTGATATAGCCATTATGCATCACTTGTACGAATCGCTGCTACTGAACCGCCGTTAGTCCCTAATGTTGCACCAGTGATAAATTCCTTGATCGGACTAGCACCGCCGTCTCTGACCTTAACTACTAGATCTCTATCGGCATTGTATACCGCAGTGAATGTTGCTGACGCTGCACTAGCAAGCTCGTCGATATAAGCAATCCAAACATTTCTCGGAGCTGTGGCATTTGTGCCGCTAAAGTCAGTAGACGTTACCGTAAACGTACTGCCAGTATAGCTTGTGTAAGGAACACGAACATAGAATCCATCATCATTCTGAACACGAATCACACCGGAGCTTGGAGTATCGGAAGGAATTGTAGCTGTTACTACAACGCTTGTCGTAGTTGCAGAAGTAAGGCTAGTGTTCAGGGTAAGTTGAGCTGTATCCAACGTAGTACCACCAGAAGAAGGCCCGACTAATACTCTGTCTTCACCGCTAGCCAGACCTGTAACGCTGAACGTTACATTGTTTGGAGGCGTGATCTGAGTATTTGTTAAGTCAAACACTTTGTCGTTTGGCCCTAAGTCAGCAGGCGTCACACCGACACCGTAAGCACCGATAATCGCTGAACCAGTAGAAACACCAAGACCTGGAGCAGAAGTAGATTCTACCGTGCGCTCTGTAGCAGTCCCTGAAGTTGTTGCAGTTGCGCTAGACGTACCACCAGTGATCAACGTAGATCCAGCAGGTGCTGAACCTGTCAAAAGCTGAATGTACATCTTGGTTGCAGAAGATGCTGTAGTGTTATCAATAGCCAACATCTGACCAGTACCACCTGACCAGCTAACAGGCTCAAACGCACTAAACGTCCCTGAGTTAGTACCGCTTAATGAAAGCTCATGAGTAACACCACGGAACAACAACCCGTTCAAACCGAACAACGTTTCAGCAGTACCGTTACGTGTTACGTACTTGACGTATTCATAGAGATCATTGATCGCTGTACGAGTACCAAGATCCCACTGGATATAATAGTTCTCATCAGTGCCGTTGTTATCTACATCTAACGAGACATACCCAACAGTCGCTGCAGAAGTGTCATAAGCTGCAACAGTTCCAGACGCCGTAGCATTGTTCAAGTCAGTTGACCTTGATAATGCTAGAACGTTGTTACCACGAGACGTAGCAGAAATTGCGAATTCTGCATAAGTAAACCCGTAGTCACGAGACAAACCGAGTAGTCTTCGTCCGTCAATATCAGCACCGCCAGTTCTGACTTTCACCATGAATCGATGAGAAATACCGCCAGCAGGATCAGAGTTAAGGCCCAAGCTGTTACCTTGAGGATCGTTGTTCCACCAGTCATCAGCGATAACTGTTCCATTCTGAACAACCTGAATCGTTGGAGCATTACCAAAGTTGACGATACCGTCATAGATAACATTACCTGATGACTGGATGATTGATCCGTCATACAAGTGCTCAGAAGCTGCGTCATCAATGTTATATGAGCCAAGCAACGTGATAATGTTATCCGTTGAACGATCAGACGGGTTATCGTCTGTAATGTCTAACTGATCATCACCGCTAGAAGACGCATCATCTGCGAAGTCTTGTAAGGCTCGGTGAAACTCAATCACCGTAGCATACGTTGGAGTCGTTCGTCCGTTTGATCCCGCAGTACCGTCATGATCTGCGCCTATGTAACGGATATTGCCTGATGATCTGGTAATTTCCCAGTCAAGTGGTTCAAAAGCCATTCTTCACCTCAGATATTTATTTGTTTCTCAGCCAGTAAACCCGTCAACGTATCCGTTGCGGCATCATAATTTGAATAGAACGCATCCGTAGGATTTCCGACTAATCGATATGCATTCGTCCCGCCGTTGTAAGTATACTCGTAAACATCGCCTTCTGCGATTGTTTCTAGCAATGTAGGCTCACTTGAAAACCCAGTTGCGTAATCAGTCCACGTCAAACCACGGCCACCAGAATAATACTGGTTCGTCATGTTGAATTTGATCCATTCGCCAAACTCACCAGGACGTTGCTCAAAGGCTATGGCTCCGTTTTGGATCTTGTGTCGTGGGATTCTTCCTGATCGGCCATCGTCACCCTTCTTTCCTTGTGGGCCTGGATCACCTTTTTCACCTTTATCGCCTTTTGCACCTTTTGGGCCTTGTTTCCCAGGCTGTCCATCCGCACCAGGATCACCTTTGTCTCCTTTTGGCCCTTGTGGTCCTGATGGTCCTCTTGGGCCTTGATCGCCTTGTCTGCCGTCTAAACCATCATTCCCAGCTAAACCTTGTGGGCCTCGTTCGCCAGTTTCGCCTCGTTCGCCTTTATCGCCAGGAATCAGCTTGAACTTTCTGACTTGCTCAATCTTTTCAGACAGATCTACAACGTCAGCAGAACGTTTTTCGTCCAGCTTTTGAAGTCGTTCAATAAATAACGCAATGGCTTGGTTAATCTTCAACGCTGAATGCCCTTTTCAGACTTTCGGCTAGTGCTTCATTCAAACCTCTTTCAGATTCATCTTCAGGGATAGGCTCTTCTCTTTTCCCACCATACGGTTCAATCGCGTATTGAACGCCGAACTGTTCCGCAAGTTGTTTGTCTCGTGCAATTTGGCTCAACAGTTCTTCAGTGTCCATCCCATATTGAGACGCAACATGGCCTAGCGAAAGGATGCCGTTTTGCAATCCTGTGACAGCAGCAGTCATCTCTTTTTGAGGATCTACCCATGAGAAACCTCGGCCACGGAACTCTGCCGACGTTGAAAACTTATCAAATTGGCTGACAGGTATTCCAAATGAGTCAAATTCCATCGCAGCCGCAAGCCAAGCGTCAAAAATTGGCCTCACGAAGTGTTCAATCATGAAACAAGTCGTGTTTCTGTAAAAATCGCGTTCTTCTAATGCGCCTTGTCTGATTGACGAATAAGACGTTGCTTCAAGATCATTAGAAAGTGATGTGTATGAAACACCCAATCCACTGGCGATACCTCGCAAAATAGACTTATGGAATGCGTCGAATTCATTGTTAGGGAAAGCAGGTTCAAACGATTCAACCGCTTGATTCGGCCCTAAGAAGTGGAATGTCCCTGGTTCAGCATCGATGATCGGTGTATTGCCGTCATAATCATCTGCAACGAAACCATCACCGCCTTTATTGACGATGAATCCCATCTTAGATGCGCCCACCCGAGCATTGATAACCGCTGCTTCGCGGAATGCACCTAATTGACGGATTGCAGGGATTGCTGGCGCAAGCCAAGGCTCGCCTCTAGTCTGCCCTGGCCGTAATTGCTTATACAAATGAATGACTTTATCCGCTGGAATCCGCTGATGCTTAGGCGATTTCTTTGATGTAGTGTAATCATAGTCACCAGGATGGTAAGTCAGTAGCCAATATGCAATAGGACGCTTGAACTCGTTAAGCTCAATGCCCATTCTGATCTCACGGCCACCATCTAGCTTTTTGTTTAACTGCTCATCAACTTGATCAGCCTCAATGAACTCAATAGCAAACGAATCTCTGAATTGTGAGTTTCTGTGCTTGATGATGAATGCTTCACCATCCTTTGCAAGCAATTCTACGGCCAATTTCTGCACATCTAGCCACGACATACGGCCATCTACTGTCGGATTTCCGTACTTACCCCACATTTTGAACGCATTTTCTAGGGCTTGATTGCCTTTTTGATCAAGATTTCCAACGGAATCCAGCGCTTTTGACTGTAGCAAAATGCCCTTGTCACCAATGCAATTCACCTTCATAAGCTCAAAATAACGCCTGATATACTCGTTATTTATCGCTAAATCACGGCTTCTATTGCGTAAAGTCTTTAGTGCAAAGCGTAATTCACTGTCTGCTGACCGCTCTGAGGCGTTAAAGTCAGCAAAAAGCCTTCCTGTATTGATGCCAGCGTATTCTCGCTTGACTATTTTAGTCTTCTGAACTGGTTTCGGTAAAAATCTGTCAAAAAATCCCATTAAAACCTCACTTTAGCGGTAGCACCCGTATTTCTATGATTTTGGGCGTCTAACTTGGCTTTTTCACTATTTACCTTTTGCTCAAAATAGCTTCTAGCCTCTACAAGCTCTGAAAATGACATTTTAGTCAGGCTTCTGCCTGCAATTGAATACGAAGACACATCTGCATCAGCTTTTCCTTCCAAAAGTGACTCAATCTTATCTAACATGATCTCAGAATGGCTTCTAGGATCACTTGCATTAACGTCAAGATCGGGTATGACTTCAGAATGCCCACGATCAACAACGATTCGCTCGCTGTCTGAAATCCTAGTGATCTCTAGCTGCCAGTGATAGTAGCCAGGATTGTAGGTTGCAGTAGTCGCAGAGGATTCTTGAATCAGGAAATATCCACCGCCATCCGTGGCAGTGATATTAATTTCGTTGCCGCCACCCGCTATTCTTCCGATATATGCTAAGGTGTACAGCGTTGGATCGTAGATTTCAGCTAGTTCTGTCTTTTTCCACTGAAGATAATCGCCAGCAACAATAGTTGCAGGTTCCCCTTCTTGTATTTCATCAAAATAATTTGAATGAGCCATAAATTACCGCCATGCATTGACGAAATTACGTCGAGTATTTGGAATGAAAGGCCGTCTGATTTCTGTCACTTCTTCTTTCGGCTCTTCAGCGGATTTTGCAACAATTTTGTCCGCAATGCTATTGACATTAGTGTTTATGATAGCATAAGCCGCAAGCGCATACACGTAACAATCTAGTGCTTCGTTTCTTGGCCTTATCTTTTGGAATACTCGCTTTTTATAGCCTCTAACAAACTTTGTGATGATCTTCTCAGCCGTTAATTGACGGAAATATTCATCGTTCAAAGTATCAGAAAAATGTATATATCCAGCGCCTTCTTCCTGAATCCTCAGACGCGCAAATAATAAATCTTTCGCAGTATCAACGCCAACAGGGAATAATCTACATTTGACCACGTTATTGCGTGAAGGTTTCCCTGCGATAGGTTTGCCTTCGCCACCGACACCTTTGATTGCAAAGACTCGCTTCCCAAAGTTCTTATGACAGTATTGATAGACAGTATTCGTGAAGTGTCCACCCGAGTCGATAGCTGTCGCTCTTACGCCTAACGTCCGTCCGTTTTCTGTTTCAAATGTCCTGGCTAGTTGTGAGTCTAGTGCAGTCCAAAGTTGAGGCGTTGATGGATCGCCATAAAGAACTTCATGATCTAGCACCCAAGATTCTTCATCTCTGCCAATTCCGATAAAGCTCAACTCTATACGATCATCCTGAACGTCTGCGCCGACTATAATCATCACAACACCTTCAGGCGTAAGGTTAAAGTTTGCCCTACGTTCCATCAAATTCATCTCATCGACGGTTTCACCTTCATCAACCCAGCTTTCCCCTAAATAGGTATTTGTCCATACTTTAAGCTGTTCTGGGTTCTTCTTGACTGATAAAAATTCTCTGACCCCATCGCTTAATGGTGTCCAAGGCGAATAAAGCCCTGAAATCTTGAACCCTGCTATCCCTTTGAATTCTTCCTTAGCTACCCACTGTCCGTTTCTTACCGACCATCTACGATCAGCATCAGACCATAGACATCCGCATTCTTCGCACATATACCCAGCAGTGTCAGGGTCTTCGTCTGTCCATCGGACGTTTGCCCATCTTAATGTCTGAGGCTCTTCACAATGCTTACACGGTATGTAGTATTCACGCATGTCGGACTTTTCATATGCGTCCTCAATCCTAGAAACGTCTTTGATTGTCGGAGTAGATACCGCGATGATTTTGCGATTCCAAAATGTCGATGTTCTCTTTCTTGCCAGGCCTAAAGGATCACCTTCGCTTCCAGCAGACGCTGGGAATCTGTCTACCTCATCTGCGAGAACGACACGAATAGGACGCGAAGCTAACCCAGCAGGACTGTTGGCCCCGACAAGACTAAGACTGCCGCCAGGGAACACCTTATGAAGAGTCGTATTGTTAGAGTCTCTTGCTCGGGGATCTTTGACTTTACCCTGAAGAACAGGCGTAGCACGTAAAAGGCCGTTCGCGATTCGGTCTTTAGAAAAGGCTTGAGCCATAGACTCAGTGGGCTGAAGCATCAGGATCGGGCAAGGATCGTGATCGATGTGGAATCCTATGATATTTAGAAGGGCTTCAGACTTACCTAACTGAGCGCCAGCCATCACAACGACTTCTTTGATCTTTGGATCTGAGCAAGCATCCATGATGCCGCGCTGGTATTCAGCCCTACTGGTACGCCAAACACCAGCTTCAGCGCTAGTCTGTGAGTCTAGTCGTCTTCTTTGGTCTGCCCACGCTGCCACGCTTAGTTTTGGTGGTGGCTTCAGAACCGTCATCGCTTCCTTCAGACGATCCTTCAGACTTGCTAATCCTCGTCGCTGAAACTTTTGGGTCATAGGCTGATAGCTCTTCTAGTGCTTCATTCATCAAATCTTGAAGTATGGATTGAATCATTCCCGCCTCAGATTCAGGCGCAACAATAGGTGCTGCCTTCGCTGGAATGTTGGTTAATTTCGACTTCAACATGCCTAGAACATCTGCCCAAGCCTTTACAACATCATCAGCTACTACTAACTGGCCTCTAACCTTCGCTAATTCAAGTTCAGCGATTTCGGCTTCTGCGTTGACCTTTCTTGTTCGGGCTTCATCGTATGATGAGCCTAGTTTGACTCCACCTGTGCTTGCCATATAACTAAAAGTTCTTAATTAGGTTCTGCTTATTCTATTGCTAGGCGAATATTGGGGTG